TCGATGTAATTGTCTGGCTTTGCAGTCTCCATGCTTCTTGCGATTTTGACCAATGCCAAACACATCGCCACCTGATAGTCCGTAATTGGCATCTCGAGGAATGCGCTCCAGAGTCGTGCTGTTCGTTGCATATTGTCTGAAGGGTGACCGTAATCAAGTCCTCGGTCTTGGATAGTAGCTCGCGCTTCGTTGAGGTAGTCTCTCGCATTCATCGACCCACCTGCTCCAATGTGCGCTGCTCGCGACGTAGAGCAATACGTCCTGCAATCTTGCCGTGTTCATGTCCTTGAGAGTAACCCCAAAGGAAGCCAACAACACCGCCCAAAGCGAGTGCTGCCATAATGATGTGATCTGAATTCATTTTAGCCCTTTCCCGTAAGCAACTTGCCTACAAGAAGAACTTTAAACCATGCGAGCTAAACAACCACCCAATTTAGATAACGAAACGATAACGATTTCATCAACTGATTCGTCTCCGAAGTCTGGTCTAGCGAACCCTTCCATAGACCTTGCCTTGGTAAACGAATGAGCCAGTCTTAGGGTCAATCGGAATCAACTCAGGCGTGAATCGTTTGCCTACCAACGTGCCTACTACGAAGCCCATTTGCCAGTTCGCATAACCCTTTGTATAGCCCATTCCAGGGCTCGAGAGATCGACGAGATTCCCAACCTCAACACCCCACACAATGCGCCCGTATCGGCCTCCAGAGGCCTCAGAATGGGCACTCAGCCCCAGTCTATGGGTATGACCTGAGACAACTGACTTACCCATGCGCATAGCCCCGTTGAGGGCTGTCTGACCAGGCTTATTAGATAGCGGGAAAGCATCGCCATGGCATGTGTGCCAGCCTGGAGCGAAGTCAAAGCCATTAGGGTGGTACTTAATACCAGCCTTGTCGTAACCCATGAACTTGTCATAGCGCAGCTCTGGAAGATTCATAAACGCTGGCAGTCTGCGAGAGAGTGACTTGTAAACTCTTGCCCCATGGTTAGAACCAACCACGTCAGTTACGCCCAGGTACTCAAGAATCTCCAGGGTTAGCTTACGATCCTCGTCGATATTTCCTTCAACTTCTTGCCAAGGCTGTGCGAAGCCTCCGAGCTGAGGAAGGTCAATCTCATCACCAATGCAAATAGTCTGGTGAGGCTTATAGTCTCTGAGAAACTTGCCTAGATTCTTAACGGCTTCTTCGTGAAAGAATGGAGCTTGAATATCTGAAATCCAGGCAATTCTCTTGACTGTCATTAGTCGTCGTCCTCATCTTCGTAAGGGATATTATCGATGCGATTGGGAAGGTTGGGAATTATCCAATCAGGAAAGGAATCACGATCTGAAAGTATCCAGAAGGCATGAGTCTCTGAGAACCCTGCTCTGCGCAGACTCTTGTAATACTCGTTTAACGCTATTGCATAAGCGTCAAGTGCTGAGTATGTATCCAAGTCTATGACTGGTCGCTTCCTTGCCATAACTTTATTTTCCCTTAACTAATACCTCAAGCATTGCTTCGACACGCGTTAGGCGGTCATTCATTGATGAGCCGCCGTTAGGCTTTAGTTCAGCCAAGTAGTGCTTAACCAAGAACTGTAGAAACGCAGCTGTGCCGCCAAGGACTGTAACAATTCCAACGGCAATAGCCGAGATGTCTACCGCGCTCATTACTTTTTAGGAGTTGCGTAACCGAATACGCCTGCGACGATTGAACCGAGGATAGAGCGATAGTCCAAAGCGAAGTTTGAGGTTGTTCCCCAGACTGCAAGGAAAGCACCAAGGCTCATTATTACGGGATTCTTCATGTTCATTGTGTGCCGCCTATCATCGGGATATTAAAGAACGAACCATCTGTATCGCCCTTTTTAGTGAAAGAAACGTGGCAATGTTTAACATGCGGATTGATTCCCTTATATGCGACCCAACGCCAAAGGGACTTTCTAGAACATATCTTTCCGTTGAAGATGACATAAGCGATTCTCTTATCGCCACGTTTAGCGCAGAGTCGAATCTGATCTGCAAGGTCAGGCATGAGGTCGGGCTCTTTTGCTCCAGATAGATTCCTTGAAATATCAATCGCTCGGACGACACCATTTGCGTCAGGGTTGTGATCAGAAGTACGAGATGAGTGACGTGCGTCGCCGAGCCAGCCGTCGCTGGAACGCTGGCGGTTACTGAAGGCATCGTCTACCTGAAGCCTGAGCTGTTGCCCTGCTTTGCATAACTTTGGGGTCATGCCAATAGGAGCTTGGCTTCGTCTGCTGTGATCCCGAGTTTCTCAAGAAGTGCAGCCTTAGCAATAGCAGCGGCTTCTGCCTGTGCTTCTTCTTCTGCCTTCTTCTCAGCTGCTAACTCTGCCTGATAAGCGAGTTCTGCAACCTCGGCATCGGTGAGTTCAATTATTGACTCAACGCCTGTAGAGCAGTCGATGATTATTTTAGTTGGGTTAGCCATTCTTTTCTCCTATGAGTTTTTGATGCCGTAAAGGTATGCACTGCTATATTGGACAAACAAGCCAGAAACGGCAGAAAATGTAAGCTGGTTGATAGCCGCAGTCTGAGACCATAGCCCAGCGATGAGAGCCATGTAGGTAGTGGTGCCGTTCTGCTCCATTACGTTATCAATGCTGAAAGACTTGTTCGCGCTCCCTGCGTAGTTAGGGAAGTAGACCGAACCATTGGCGAAGGTTGAAGCTGTGTTTGCTGAACCATCGACAGGGAACTGTGCGTTGCTAAATGAGAATGAACTAGCAGCTGAACCTGAACCCTGTAAACGCCGCTGGGTTAAGTTGGCTGTGCTGCCGTTGATTGAAATGGCGCAGATTCCGTAAGAACCGCCGTCTGGGTCGTTGTTTGTGCGTAGGCTTAAAGCAACCGCAAGGTCTGTGTAGGTGCTAGGGATTGAGGTGAAGTCAATAGAAGCAGCGCCGCCAGAGCCCACTACTGTGCTGGATATCAGTTCAAAGGTGTTTGCCATTATGCCGCCTGAATTCCGTAAAGGGTAAAAGTAGAGCCAGTTTGGAAGTTGTCGCCGTTTTGCATAGCGAACTGAATCGAAGTAATGGCAGAAGTAGACCGCCAAAGACCAACCTGAGCGATGGTTTCTGAACCTGCATTATTGGCTCTGATTAAAGCAGTTTTATAGGTTGAAGTGTTTGCATAGTTCATCAAAGAGATTTGATACATAGGCTTTTGAGATGATGAAGTGCCGTTATACCCTGCAACGATTCTAGTTTGGTTTGATTGCCTATCTGAGACTGCGGTACTTCCGTTTCCAACCAAAATTGTGTTGCTGTAGTTGCTTCCTGAGTCGGAGTTAAAAGTCATTTGAAAATTTGAAGTGCTACCAAAGAGTGGCGCGCAGACTGCGTAAATATCTGTGTAACCTGAAAAAGAGTTAAACGAGACTGTAGCCTGTGCGCTTCCCAAGGTGGTAGTCGCAATCGGGGTATAAGTTGAACCTGCTGCCATGATTTACCCCTTAATCCCGTAGAGCGCGAATGATGAATACTGCTTGAAGGCGGCGTTACTTGTAAGAGTAATCGAAGTGATTGCCGAAGTGCTTTGCCAGAGCCCAGAAGATAGACCTAAAGTGCTAACTAAAGTTGAAGCATCGTTAGACTCTGCACCTGCTAGCGAGCGGACTGTCTTGTATTTATTGGTGTTTTGATAATCCAAGATGTCAATTATTCCAGCGCCAAATGTCGATGCGTTCCAGTTGGTCGATGAAGCACCGCTGAATAAGTTAATGATGTTTTGGCTGGCATCTCCAAAAGATGTAGTACTTGCATATCCGCCCGTATAGGCTGCTATAGCATGGCGGCTGTAGTTTGTCCCAGTATCGCTATTGAAACGCATGCTTATGGACTGGGCATAGTTTGAGCCTACGTTAGCTTTTGCAACGTAACGAATCTGTAAATGCTTCCAAGTGCTGGCTATTGAAGTAAAGTTAATCTCGGTTTGGTCTGAGCCAAGCGTTACTGTAGCAATAGACTCATAAGACGTTGCAGCTGCTGGAGCAGCACCGCCCGAGAGAAGCCCTGAGATAACGTTAAGCAATCGCGCCCACCACGTACCAAGTGTCTGTAGCAGTCTTGATGCAGACCGCTGTCTTGTATTGTGCCAAGGTTGGAGAAGCTGCAACTGCACCTGCTGAAAGGACTGTGGTGGTGCCAGAGGTAACTGCTGAGATTGTTACCGCTCCTGCGCCCTTGTTAAGGACTGTAATTGCTGTACCTACTGGAAATGCTACTGAGGCGTTTGTAGGAATCTTGAAGGCTACCGCTGTCGCCTTGTTCATAGGGACTAGGACTTGGTACTGATCCGCTAGGACTGCGGTGTAGTCCGCTGTCTGGTCTGAGCCGACTGTGAACGACACTAAGCCATTAAAAGCTGAGGCGGTCAAAACGTCGCCAGTAGATGCGGGGAATCCTGTTGCCATTGTTGCTCCTAGTAACTCATTGTCGAGACACCGATTATACCGTATGTGCTGCTACCGATGATGAAAGCATCGAGTATTGGCTCAAGGGTCGTAATGGCGACTGTCATCTTGTTTGGGGTTATATCCCATGCGAAGCCTTGCGCTTGCAGGGTTTTCACAATCGTTGAACCTTCTTGGGTCACGTTTGTAATCTGTAGGTTGTCGAAGTAGTCCAAGCCAATCATTGTGTCTGTTGGGACTGCTGGGTCTAGCAAGTCCACAGTCATTTCGTCAATGCGGATTGTGGTCTCTTTGCGAGTATTGACGTAGTTGCCAGCAATGCCAGCAACGATGGTATCTGTCTCAGCAATGAGGTTCTCTTGAGTCAAGCCATGAGGGAAATACTTGTCGATAGAAGTCTGGCTATATACGTTCTGTGCTGTACCGCCTACGCGGTTGAACTTTACATCGTTAATAATGAGTTTGTCATCGAAGGCGTACTTGACGTTCTTGTACGGAATACCTGTTGTCTGGTTGAACTCTGTGGCAGTAGCAGCAAGGGTTGAAGCTACCTGACTGCGAGACTTAAAGATTGCTGTGCCGTCTGGACTCATGTAGAACGCGCCAAGTCCTTCTGAAAACTCTGCGTTCTTGACCGCTTCTAGGGTTGTGCGAATAGTTGCAGGATCAGCAACGCAGGTGGTGACACCCGTTGCAATGGTGCGCATAAAGGAAGGCCATTGCACGTCATCGAGAATCTTGCCAATGCGTGTGCCAGTTGTCTGGCCAGCAGGAGTGTCTGCAATAGTTCCCACGTTAGCCATCTGCAAGAGGCGGAAGCCGTCTGTGCAAAGAATATCGACGTAGGCAGTTTCCTGACCCACAGGGAAGGTGTAGCGGTAATCATTGACGTAGCCAGAGAATAGGAAGTGTTCTGCCGTTGCTGTTGTCGCTGATATGCGCAGCTTACGCAAAGGCACTAGATAGCCGTAGTAAGGCGATGAAGGGTTCTGCGGGTTGAAGTAACCCTGTGGGTCAAGGACTCTCACAATGGCTGTGCCAGCCTCGTAGGTATCTTTCATGATGTTGCGACCACGACGAATTGAGATTGAGTAAACGTCAGGAGTGAGATCAACTGTAGGGATAACTACATCAGAA